ATGCGTAAGTTGTATCATATCAGCAAAGCCGGTACAACGGCTTACGATCGATTCTATGCGACCTTTGTACATTCTAGGAGCGGTAATACTATAGTTTAATTTAACTTTAGTATAATCGCTCTTAGGACGCATCATATTTTCAGCCATTTCCCATTTAAGAAGCAAGCTAGTGCCTAATACCATTACGCCTTCGTATAAAACCTCGAGCGAACGTGACATTTTGCCATATTCTGCTTCAAAGTCTTCAACAGGTGGGTCAAATTGATCATCTCTTACAATAACCTTGGTAGCACCAGTAGCTGTTTCTTTAACTTTATAAACCTCATTCATGTAGGTCTTATAATTAAAGTAAAGTATCTGCACTGTATTGTTATCTCTTTGATCGTAAGCACCTAAGCTTTGATCATATACACCGTAGCTTTGTTGCCCCGTGGATTGTATATTAGCCATTTCGTCTTCAGTAAGATACGGAAATTGCTTTTTAAGTTCGTTTAAAGGAACCCATTTAACCTCGCCTACGTAATATACATCATTAAAATACGGTGACTCTGTATAAGAGTATACCATATTAACAGGATCAACGTACTCTACTGTTACACCTTCAGATTCACTGAAGTTATTTTTAACAGCTGCAATACCTATAGTTGTTAAATCGTAATACGCGCGATTTTTTATAAGATCGTATTTATTGCCATCTAATAAAGTGTTAATAGCAATTTCTTCTGCAATTTCAATGCCCTGCTTATAGCTAAGCTGCATGTGTAACTCTAGTTCTTCTTTAGAAAACGGTAAAGATTCAGGATCGTTTTCATAAAAATTAATACCTAAGTTTTCTTGTATGTAATCGTTGAGCTCGCGACCACGCATATCGCGAATAATAGATTCCATATATTTGCTTCGCTTTTCAATACCATACGGATCTTGAGAATAAGCTTTAATATCAAATGATCTATCAGCTATACCGTTAACTACAATATCTACAAATTTAGATAATATAGGCACTGGCTTCCAATCTAAATTAAGATAAGACAAATCGCCATTAATAGACATTTCATCTTTATATTTTTGTATAGGTTGTTCTCCTCTTGCGTATAGTCTTAAATTATGAAAAGTATTTTGGTTACTTTGAAATCGAGAGGTGCCAGAGTTGCTGCTAAACCATTCGCCTTGAATAGCTCGTCCAACTCTAAGCCCGTACTCCTGCGACATCTTCTCTTGGTCACTAGCTACTTGGCTAGGGAAAAAACTATTTACAACTGCGTTAGCCATACTATTATTTTATTATTTTCGATAATTCCCCACCTTGCTCGAATCTAGCAACTTTGAGATTTAATTTTGTTTTTTGAATTAATGCTTGTGGCCGGTACATATCTTTGTGACAAGCCATTATAGCTAATCCTGAACTTATGGCTGCATCATACTTTGTTCTATTGTTTATATCAAACTTTGACCAATCATTTAATGTAGCGTTAAAATACATATCGCCATACACTCCTTCTGAGTTTAGACCAACATGCTTATCAATGTACATCTCAATAGCAGCAGCATGCGCTTGCTTAATGTCTTCACTTGAGTTAGGTATTCCACCTATCTCTTTTTCAGTTACAGAAAGTTTATTCCACAATCTGTCAGGTCGGTTCATTGAATAACCCCTGTATCCTCTACGTTTAAAATAGTAAAGCAATCTAGGCTTGTTATTCTCAGCAAGTATTGGCATCCCGTAGAAAACACATGCCATAAGCACGTCTTCAAAAAATATCTCTGCAGTTTGAGGCCTAGCTATGTATTCTAAAAAGAATGTACTAGGCGGTGCATCTTCCATGCTGAACTTTGTCAGTCCATGAAGCGCACCTTTGGAACCTTTGCCGTCTGTCGTTCCTGAAATATCGTAACTATCACATCCGAATGCACCCATATGCTCATTGCCTGGGTGTTTAATACCATTCTTTGTGGTATGTCTGTTCTGTACTTCAGCGTTTGGGACCCATGAGATCTTAAAACGCCCTTGTGGACTAGGTATAAACTCTACTCTTGTGTCTTTTATACCGTGTGACCACTGAAAATTGCCTTGTGTTATAACATTAGTATTACGCAAGTCCTCGTTATAATCAATCTGTTCGTAGATTTTAGCGAGATTAAATATGCTACTTTTTGTTTCGTCCCTAAACGCGTGCTCAGTTGTTCGGGGAAATTGTCTGTAATATTCATTCAAAGCATCCTGGTCTTGTTTAAGGCCATCAACTTCATTACTCCAGTAATCTATAACCCCAACGTCAATAACGTCACCAAACGGGCTTAAAACCTCTTCAGACGGCGTTGTGAACACTGGTTGTCCGTGCTCATCTATGAAACCTTCATAATTCCATTCCATTGGAATAAACAAGCTGTACAATCCAGACTTCGTTTGACCATTGTTATTTCTTTTTGTTACGTCGGAATCGTTGTATAACTTTTTAAAGTTTTCACCGCCTTTGTCTAATGCATTCGATGTAGAACCCATTAAGCACTTCCCGATAATTCGGCTACCTAAACGTAAACAAGTTTTAGTTACTCGCCAGTTGTTTAATATATTGTCTGGTCTTTCCCACTTACCACTTTCGTCATGTACTAAAAGCTTTAGCTTTTCACCATCATAAGAGTTATCTCCTGTGTTTTTCCAATCAATAGTTGTATCAAGACCTTCAAGTTCTTCTCGAATCTCGTTGGCCTGTATACCTTTTCTTGTTAACTTAGAAGCAGGAACCCTATATGCCAGTTCAGTTTTCGGTCTATCCATACCATCTTGTATGGGCTTGAAGAAAAACGGGTAGTTAAGAGAGATTGGCACAACCTTGTCGGTAAACATTTTTTTAGCATCACTACCTGATTTAGATAGAATACCGAATCTTGCGTCCCCTGATATAGTGGCCTGGTTAACTGTTTCGCCTGATGCCATGAATGAGAATCCGCTACGTCTGTTTTTAAGATAACACATTCCGTAACATCTTGTATCTGACTTACAGGCTTCCCAGAATAAAAAGAAGAGTCTGTTAGCTTCTCTGTAGTCTGGGTTGCCAACATCAATTTTGCTCCACTGCAAGTACATGTAATGAGTCCCAGAAATATAAGTAGGGACGCCTTTATTATAAAACCAGTAACCTTCCTCTCTTCTTTTAAATTCCTCATCTATGTAGCCTCCCCATTTTGATTTGAACTCTTCTGGATATGCTTTCCAATCAAATATAGTTTTAACGTTTTTAAGCTCTTTCGGATACTCCGCAATAACCCATTTGTCATCACCTTTCTTAAGACCCTTAGGCACAGGCGGTAAGGCTATTTGAAATCCTTGAACTTCTATAATTTCACCTATTTGCCCATTTTTGCTAACGACTACAATGTCGTGCTCCTTGTTATATCCGTACTTCCACTTTTTTGTTTTGTTTAATCTATGTACGGTTGTTAGCTTTAGAGGCTGTACGGTTTTGACTAAACTTTGTTCATACATCATTTAGATCTGCTCTCCGCGAAACCTTTGAAAGCTTCTTTAACATCTTCTTTTGGCTTGTTGTCTAGTATTCTTTCTTCTTCTGCAATCCTTGATAAGATTTCAAAAGCGTCAAATATCGCGAGCTTCTTTGTTGCCGCTGCATTCTTTAATCGATCAGCAGTGATGTCATCACCGGAATCAACTATCTTTTCATTAGCAACTTTTATAAGTTCCTCAACTGCTCTGTGACCAGCTAGGATTATATTCCTTTTCGTCTCCTTGATATTCATACTCGACAGTAATTTTACTTGTGGGAACGCGATATAATCGTTCACCCTCTATATTAAATTCGTATTCCGATCCAGGAGTAAACCCCACTAAAGATCCTATTTCAAATCCTTCACCTGCATATTTTATAATACCTATTAAAGGTCTTTCTTTTTCAGATGAAAACATTTTAGTTTCGTGTATAGGCTTTACAAAACAGTATTCAGGAAGAGGGTTCCATACATCTCCACGCTTGTAAGCATAAATCTGGTCTGTACTAACGAAAAACATGTCTTCTTTATAAAACGACCTGCTGTTCTTTTCTTTTCCTCTAACATCTCTAAATCTTCTAAACACGTTATGGTGAACGATAATTTCGTCACCAGGTTTGATCGGAGTGCCGTGTATTTTAGGCTCGCTAATTGCTACACCTAATCGGCTAGTATATTGATGGTTTTGTAACTCTGTGTTTAACAGCAGCTTAGAACCATTAATGTCTTTTTCACTAGTAGACCTGCCATTCTTAGGTGCTACTATAAAGTTGTAAACGCTTTGCATTACCACTTAAGATCGTATTCGATCGATATTGCCATGTTCTTATTAAAGTCTTTCCAAGGCATTAGCATATCTCCCTTTTGTATATACACGGAATACTTAGTTTCTTCTTCCAGTATATTAACTATAGTATGACCGCCATACACTTCCTGTCCAACAGAATAGTGCATGGCGTCATTTTTATAGTCTTTTCCAATACTAATCTTCCTTATTACCTGCATCTGCTGGCGAGATAGCACCATCTTTCAAATCAATAGTAATATCTCCATAAGTTTCAGTAAGCTCCTTTTGGAATTCTGTTAATTCGTTTTTTGATCCTGCTAATTGATGTAGCATCTCATGCTTCTGTGCTTCGTAACCACCAATGGCTGCTTGCATCTGATTCATTTCGTTTACCATCTTTTGCAATTTAGCTAACTCTTCAGCTGTAATTGCTTCTACTTTTGCCGGAGCAATGTCTTGTACTTTTCCCATTGTTGTTGTTGTTTATTAAATTAAATTATTGTTATTGTTATTATTACTTAATTTGCTTGATAACTAAGACTATGCTCAATTATTCAAT